GAGGCGACACGTTGAGCCCCGGTCTTGACGTTAACCTCGGTGTAATTCTGAAACGTGACGGCGCGCAGCCCATTAATGACGTTGAGCATCATCGTTGCGAGTGTGTGACCTGCGTCAGTCATCCACGGCATAATTACACGTCCGATCTGACGTTAATCACGCCGTCGTTGATGGTCGACACGGCCCAGGCGCCAGGATCCGATGCGAGATTGGTCGCAACGTCCAGCACTTTAACGAGTCGGCAGTCGGTGAGCAGTGCGGCCTGTGATGTGGCGAGGCGTAGACAGTCGCAACTGTGGTTCTGGATGTTCAGTTTCGTACCGGCGGCGATCCCGCTGGCAGTATACAGATTGGTGGCAACACCTTTCACGAGGGAAACGTTTGGCATGGTCGGCACTCCTTGGTTAAGTACTGACCATAATACAACAATGGAGCCCTAGGGCTCCACTTCTATCAAATCGCCCGAGGCGATCATGTGATGGACGAAAGGAACGTCCGGTACTTCAACCGGGGCACCGTCCGGGTCAATGCGATACGTCTCGCCCTTCCCGTACCCCATCACCGTGACGATCCGCCGTGTGGCTTTAACCAGCATTAGCCGTCACCGCGTCAATCTCGGCGCGCAGACGCTTCGCTGACCAGCGTTTGCTGACTTCAATCCCCAGCAGCGCACACTGTGATAGCAATGCGGCCTTGTCCTCGCCGTCGTCGTCGTCCTGGTCGTCTGCCTCGCCTTCGACAGACAGTTCGCCCATTGCGACGGCGCCTTGTACCAGACCGCAGTCAATGGCTTCCTTCGGTACGTTCAGCAGGACTTCACCGGGCGGCAGCAAGCCGTCCAGATCGTTCATGAAGGGAATGATATAGGCGCGTTTCGATGTGTTGCGAATTGATTGCATGATGTGCGTTTCCTCTCATTGGTCTGACGTGCTTGTCAAGTGTATCACAGTGGGTCGGAATAAAAAGCCCTCCGAAGAGGGCTTTGGTCGTTACATGGAGGAATTAAAACGCATCCAGGTAGATGGCCGACAGCGGGTAACGGAACTCGGTGCCGGAAATCTTGTACTCAGCCGGGACGGTGATGCCCAGACCGTGCAACTGTGGAGCCAGCAGACGGAAGGGGATCGGCTTGGCCAGGGCCAGGTTACGATCGTTCTTCTCGTAGATGACCACACGATCCTTGGCGCTCGCACCTTCACCAGCCGCGATACGCTCGGCGGATGACAGTTGGAAACGTACCTCGATGCGGATCGGCTGACCGGTTTGCAGCGTGGCGGCGTTGTTCAACTGGAAGTGTTCCATCACGGTACGGTCGGTGTAACCGGACATCAGTTTGCCGTTCATCAGCTTCCACAGATCCGGGAACATCAGGACGGTGTTCGGGATGTGGAAATACTTGGACAGCTTCATGACCGTGAAAATCGGGTCATTCACCGCGTCGAACAGCTCTTGACCAGTCATGGCGCTGTAAGCCTTGGTCGGGCTGGTGGTGGTCACGTTGGTGTTGTTGAACAGACCAGCCATGCCGCGAGCGGTGTCGCCGAAGTACGCGACGCGCTGGGAGTGTTCCTCAGAACCACGGTACGCCAGTTCGGACTGCATCGAGTCGATCGGCATGTTCTGGGCGCTGGTGGTGCGCAACTCGTCCAGGCTGTAGTGACATTCAACGCCCGCATAACCCAGTTCAACCTTGTGCAGTTGTGCGGATTGAGCGACACGCGGCAGATCGGAAGCGTTGGCGCCGATGAACTTGCCCAGGGTGACGCCGTCATAGGAACGATAGTTCCAGTGGGTGGCATATTCCGGGATATCAGTGGCGAGACCGATGTCCTTCAGGTAGGTGATGTCGGCATACGGTACGGCATACAGACGAGTTTCCAGACCGGCCAACTGGCTGATATAGAACGCGGCACCACCATCGGCATCGGTCACCATTTCAGGTACTTGAACCTGGCGAGCGTCACCGATGTACTTGGTCAGCCACGGGTTGCCCGCCAGAGTTTTTTCGTCAATTATTACAATCTTCGGCATGGTCATTAACCCCCAACCACGAGTGACAGTTTAGCCAGGTTGCCGGTAGTCGCACCGGTCAGGAACTTGGCACCAGTAATCGCAACGGCATCGTTAGCACCGGCGGTCTTTTTGAAGTCGCCAGGGTTGGTTGCGTTGATGATCAGACAAGCGGCATCGCCAGGGACGACGGTTTCGCGCACAGTTACCCAGATGGTGCCAGCGGTCAGTACGCTGAAATCCTTGGCCGGTACTGCCCCGAACGTGTCGCCGGTGTTGTAGGCGCGGTTCAGTTCACGGACGGCCACACCAACGAACATCGCAGCAGTGGTAGTCGCGGCGGCAATGGTGCCGATACCGGTCTCGGTGTTGTTGGTGGTATCACGCACCACGCCTTTGCCGTATGGGACGGTGGTGGCGGTGATGTTGGTCTTGGTCACGACGTTCGAGACCTGATCGTCTGCGACCATACCGGCAAACGCATTGCCGTGGTTCAGACCGTAGCCGGTTGATGTAATTGCCATCGGTTAAACTCCTGCTTTGCCGGATTGACGGAGGATCGCTTCCTGTGCGCGGCTCATCACCGGTGCAGCAGGTTGGGCGGGTTGGTTCACGCCAGCAGCATCCTGGGCCAGTTTGGCCAGTTGTGCGGCGGTGTCGGTGGTCTGGGCCGGTTCATCGGCGGTGGTCAGCATGTCGAACGCGGCTTGAACGTACGCCGGGGACTTGTCAGACCATTCCAGTTTCGGACGCTTGGCGGCCAGGGCGGTACGCATGATTTCCACGGTATCCATGCTCTCGCAGGTGAACGAATCACCCACGACGCGCTTGGCGGCGGCGGTTACTGTGGCGATAGCGGCCACACGTTCAGCGATGGCAGAGTCGCACGACTTGGATTTCTCCGCTTCGAGTTCTTCTTCCATGGCTTCTTTTTCCGCTTCGGCTTTGTCGGCCTTGGCTTCGGCGTCGGTGACGCGCTGGGTCAGTCGATCAATGGTGTCAGATACGAGCAATGCGGTTGCTTCGTCCTGCACTTCGACCGAACGACCGGAGTCGAGCACAATTTTATGCACGATAGGTTTCTCCTGTGAGTGGTCAAAAATTCGGGCGTTGTTGCCCGCTCTTGCTCTATCCACCAACGCGACATGGTTTACTTTAATGTCACGCTGGACGAATTCGTAGGGTGTGCCGTCTGGTGCGATACCGGCCACCTGGTCATAAACCGCCGTGTACCCGGCAGACAGTTCACATTTACCGCGACTGATCGCATCGATGGCGCGTTGGTCCTTGACGACCAGATCGCACACGGTAAATTCACCGTCACGACGCGCAACACCACGAACAACACCGACCGACGTTTTCGAGTAGTTTTTACTGTTGACGAGCGCGTCAGGATGTTCTATTGTGATGTCAGACCCGTCAAACGATGACAGCGATTCATCTTTGAACACTTCATCTTCGGGTCGGTACACGTTGACGATGCGATTCGGGTCGCCGTCGAGATTCAATTCACGGGCCAGGTATTGCTGAATACCGGTACGGGAGACACGACCAGGGACGCACAAAAAACCCTCGTCGGTGAACACCCGAGAGGATTGAACGGCGTAACTTGCACGGTCGTTAACTGTAATTTGCATTGCAAAGCCTTGATAGGGGCATTGCCAACTATGATAACTGTTTGATAAGAGGTGTGCAACGTGGCAGAGAGCGAGCGCAGCGACCAACGGTACGGACGGATCGCGATGGACGCCTATTTATTCCGCGTGATGTTCCGTAATTGCCGCTCACTGGGCGACATCGTGAACGAATCGCGGAAGTATCACCCGAAACGTGACGCGCTCGCTCGCTGGATGATCGAGCCGCTAATCATGCGCCAGGGTGTAACGATTGATGAGTGCGCGGAGAAGTACGACACGACCCCGCGTAAAATTTGCCAACTGATGGGATGGGAATGATGAACAGAGATGAAGCGTTACAGCATGTGGCGCAGCACCAATGGTGGAAATGGCCAACCGTTCCGACTGAGGGATTACCGAAAGAACCTGGTGGTTGGGATTGGGTTGTTGTTGACGGAATGCATGTATTGACACATTCGATTCATGACCCGATCACCCGCGCGGATTGGCAAGAAGCTCGCGCGGGTGGCGTCGTATCCACACCAGCCGCCGATCCTACACCTGCGCCGAATAAATACCAGCGCACCGTACCGAGTACCACGATCGACATTTAT